GGGCAATAATCCCCCCCCCCGCCGAAAGAAAGGAAGGTTTCAAATGACAATCAAAGAAGCGCGGGTGTTCGCCGGTCTAACCCAACCGGAAGTGGAAGAAGAATTGGGCATCCCAATCCGTTCCCTTCAGAATTGGGAAGCCGGGATCAGACAACCCCCGGAATATGTTGAAAAGTATCTAATCCAAGAATTGTGTCAGCGGAAACAGGTTGCCCGGATCACAATAGAAGCGGATCAGGTGATGGTGGAAGTGGCGGATGGTGATGAATGGGAATTGTCAGTTCTTTCCCCGGTCAAAAATCAACAGATTTCCCTTTCCGTCCTTCAGAAGATCGGCCAGCTTGCGGAAGCCGGTTACAAGCTGATCTTCCGATAAAACAAAAAATCCCCCGTGCCACAATAGCACGGGGGATTTCTCACTTATACTTTTTTGGCGTAGTCAAGACTGATCCAACCGGCACCGGATTTCAGCTTGCCCCAAAGGGTGGCACCCTTGCCGGTGCTTTCCTGAACAATGGTGTAAACACCCGGCTTGATGAACCCGCGCTTGTCGGTGTCCGTGCCGGGGCCAGAACGGATGTAAAGATCGGAAATGGTCACGCGCACAAGGTAGGGCTGAAATTGGGCGTTTCCCTCGCTTATATGGGGTTTTTCGGTGCTTGGGGGTGTAACCATATTCCCCGCCTTCATCGTGTCATATACGGCATTTCTGAAGGTGTCCATGGTGTAATCCATTCCAAGCTGTTTCCACAGGTGTTCAGGATCGCCGTGATTGGAAGCAATGCCCCGCCTGAACCCTTCCGCATGGGAAATGATCACACCATCGGCCAGCGGATCAAGGTCAAACTTCCACGCAAGTTTGGCGAACAGTTCCACCGCGCTTTCATAGGTGGTGACGGCAACCCGCTTGGCCGTGATAGGATCGGAACAGGTGAAGGTTGCTCCGCCCGTGTACTTGATACAGGCCGGTTCACACATTTCCACCCCAATGTGGGTGTTGTTCCCGCTTCCCTTGGCACCGGAAGCGCAATGCCAACCACGATGGTTCCAAGGAAGTGTTTCATAGATGATTCCGGTGTTGCCGTCAATGAAACCATGAACACAGGCGTTGATTTCGGCATTGTTCCAAGTTTTCAGGAACACTTGGGCGGAAGGTTGCGAACACCCAACGGAATGAAGCATCAGGCCCTTGGGCGTGATCTTTTTCCCGGCCTTGAAGCACCGGTTTTCCGTCAAAATACTTTCAATGATCTGCATCCGGTTTTCCCTCACTTTCGGCCCGTTTCTTCAGAACTTCAATCGCCTTGATGATCACAGACGGGATGGGAACCCCCATCAACCCGGCGTTTTCGATGATGGACAGGGCTTCATTGGCAATGAAGGCAATCACCACGGCATCCCGGATGAAGTTGGAACCGATCATAATATCCAACCGGCATCCCACAAGCACCATCAGAAGGGTAACGCACTTTCGGCAAAGGCCCTTCCAACCGGCGCGGGATTCCAAGGCCCCGGTTTCGCTTTTTCTGGACTTATGAAACACACCCGCCACGATCAAGCCGGTTGCATAATCAATAGCCATGAATGTAATCAGCGTGATCAAAGCGGCATCCCAACCCCCAAAAGCGGAAGCAATGGCCCCGCCCACAATTCCGATAAACGCACACACAGCACTTTCTTTCATGTTTTCACTTCCTTTCAGAAAAAACTTCCCCCGCCCATGGACTTCCACAGGCGGGGGATGGTTTCGGGGCGGCGGATCACTCTGCCAGATAACCGCAATCCAGATCAATCAGGATTTCGCGCACCTGATCCTTCAGCTTGTCAGGCACATCCGCAAAGGTTTTCTTGCCCTTGATGATCAGCGTTGCATAGACAATCGCCATAATTGCATCCCCCTTTCCGAAAAGAATTTTTAAGATCAAGGCCAGCATGGTTTCAACCCCCGGCCAGAATCTTTTCCACTTCCTCACGAAGATTCGCGGGAACATCGTCAATGGTTTTCAGGCCCTTCTTGATCAGGGCCGCATACACTTTCGCCATGGATTAACCCCCCAATCCTTCAATCAGTTCATACACATCACAAAGGGCCATCTGCGTGTTGGTCAGGTCAGCTTCCAAGGAAGCGTTCTGATCGGCCATCATGTGAATGTATTCATCCTTGTCATACTGAACCTTGTGGAACTGAAAACCGGTTTCCGGTTCCTCGCCATCCATGGCGGCGGGAAGGGTGATTTCCTCAATGTCCGTATGAACCCACACGGAATATTCGTCAACCACCATGGCTTCCGGGCGGGTTTTGCTCTGAACGGTGCCAAAGTCTTTCAAATTGGTTCACCTTGCCTTTCCTTTGATGTTGGTTAGATAGTACAGTTCGGCCCAAGGCCGAAGGGGTTCAAGATATTTCTGACACAATCGGAAACTGTCACAGTACATCAACCAACCCTTGTATGAATTGATCGCGCACCATTCCGAAAAGTTCATGTTCACACCCCTTTGAATCTTCTTCCAAATGCCGTTCATTTTGCGCTTGAACTGCAAACAGGTTGATTTCCTCAAAAGGGTGTATGAACGAAAAAACCGGTAGCCCACGAAATCAAGGCCCCGGCTGAAGGTAGGGAAAACCTGCCAATTCTCCTTTATGTGAAGGTGTAGGTTCACACGAAGATATTCTTCCACTTCCCAATACAGGCGGTGCAATTCTTCCTTGGTGGCGGCAAAAATGCAAATATCATCCATGTATCGGAAATAATGCTTGATGTGCTTTTCTTCCTTGATCCAATGGTCAAAATCGGACAGGTAGAAATTCCCGGCGTATTGGGAAACATAGTTTCCAATGGGGATTCCGGTTTCGCCGGGTGTGCTGTCAATGATTTCATCCAGCGCAATCAACAAATCAGCATCCTTGAACAACCGCCTGAACTTTTTCTTCAGGATCGCATGGTCAATGGAAGGGTAGTATTTCCGCACATCCAGCTTCAAACAATACGCCATTCCGGTTGGATCGTCTTTTATGGCCTTTCTCACATCTTTTGCGGCCTTGTGGATTCCCCGCCCCGGAATGGCGGAATATGTTTGGTCTATCATGTGGCGGATCAGGATTGGTTCAATCACCTGAATGATCGCCCATTGGCAAATCCGATCTGGATAATAGGGCAACTTGAAGATCAACCGTTCCTTCTTCCCCTCACGGCGGATGAAGGTTTCATATTCGGAAGTTTTGTAGGTGTGTTGAACCATTTGTTCCTGAAGGGTTTTCAGATAATCTTCTTCATGGGCGTTCACCTTCTTCACATCAGCATACCAGCCCTTTCCCTTTCGGGCGTTCTTGTGGGCCAGCTTCAAGTTTTCCATACTGCAAATGGTTTGGTACAGGTTGCCGAATCGTTTCATAGGTGTATGCAATCCCCCAAGCGTTCAACTTTTGAAAATTAACTTTCAAAATCTACTAACACAGGTTATTGAATTGTTATGTTTTGCCATGTGGCAAGGCAAAGGGGATTCACCGGTATTTTTACATTGCACATACTGCGTGGGTGCCGATATTCCGATTCCGATTAGAAGAAGTGTTGTTCACATTCCAATAGAAGGGGCTGGATTGATCACCATTGTTCCAATTCGTGCCTAATAGGGCAATAAACCCTTCAAATTTGGCTTTTATCAATATCAGCTTCCCCTTTGCCTAATCCTTATTCAGTTATGCGGTTTTGGGAAAATACACCGCGCGGGCGCCGAGCCTCCGATCCCGAGTAGAAGAAGCGTAGGCCACACGCCAACAGAAGGGGCCGGAGTGACCACCATCGGCCCAAAGCGCGCCCAACAGGGCAATGGTGAAACCGTTATAGGTGTTGTTCTGCCAAAAGTAATCCCCAACCGGAAGGGCGGAATCCGCGCTGTTGCCGTCCACTTCAGAAGTGATCAACAGCCAATCGAAATCCTGATTGTAGCCAAAGGCGGAAACATAACCGTTGGCCTTGGCCAGCGTGATCCCGGTGTCCTGATAGGGGCTTGCACTGGAATCATCCGCGAACCCATGATCCGCCACATACAGCTTATGGATTCCCTTGGCTTCAATGTTCGCGCCGTCAATGAACTTCCAGATATTCCCCCACAGGTTTTCTTCCCCACGATAGGTGACAATGTTGATCCCGTTGGAATTGGTCACAGCGCCGGTGGCGTTCCCAAGGTAGCTTGTGGCACCGGTGATTTCCGCCATGTTGGAAGAACCATCATCGGTTTTATCCACATTGCCCCGCCCAATGGCCGTTTGCATATTGCACCCGGCATATTCGATCATCATCAGAAGTTCGGAACAGGAAGCGGCCTGAATGGTTTGCTGTTCCCAACCGGTTCCGCGCTTTTGGGCCAGCTTCCGGGCGTTGCCCCTTGTCAGGTTTTGAGAAAGGCCAGAAATGGGCTTGGCGTTCCCAATGCTGGACAGCTTATCATTGCTGAAATCCGCCACTTGGGAATCATTCAGGATGTAGGCGGAAGCGGAAACATCATACAGGCACCCTTCATAGGCCGAAAGGTAAACCACATCATTTTCCGCCCCGTTATACTTGAACAGGGGATGAAGTTTGAACCCGGCCTTGGGGGTTGCGGAAACGAAATAGCGGCCCTTTCTCATGTGGTAGCCATTGCCGCCGCTGATCTTCTCGGTTTTCAGGGGAACCACCTTGTAATAGAACTGCGGCTGTTCCACCATCACCTGAACGGCGGTTCCCACAGAATAGGTAACACCATCCTTGGTGATCGCGGTGGTCAAAGCGCCGGTTTCGGTGTAACCGGTTTCCCCGTAATAGGCCAGCACCACCCCGCCATCCGTGACAATGCAACGCCTTCTTCCGCCAAAGGGCTTGACGGAATCGAAATTTGCCCCCGGCGTCAGGCCCACGGCGGCGGCAAGGCGGGTGAACTTCTTGTTTTCCAGATCAACTTCCACACCGTAAATGTCGGAATCGGTGTAGCCCACAAACGCCTGAAGTTCGGAAATCTGTTCCTGAAGATTTTCCACATCCCCGATGGTGGCAACGGCGGCGGGATCAATGGTCAGATCAACATTGTCGGCATTGGAAACCGTGGTGGTGACGCTGATATAAACCCCGGAAACGGTCACACCGTTATAGGCGGGAACATAACCGGCAACATCAGCACCGGCCACGGCATAGAGAATTTCACCCAAATCGGGATCATTGGCATACACC